ATTGTACCTACTGACCCTGTAGCACTTGTACTAGTTAACGCTACTGTTGGGGTATTTACTACATTACCTACTGATCCAGTGGTACTTACTGGTTGTAATGCCGTGTTTACTAAACCTGTAGCCGTAACTCCAGATAAATTAATTTGTATATTGCCGGGGACAACTACATTACCTACGGAACCTGTACCCGTAACCCCAGATACATTAACCGCAGGTGTTACATACCCTACACTACCTGTACCTGTAACCCCAGATATATTTACTGGAACTGTGACATATCCTGCACTGCCTGTACCCGTAACCCCAGTTAAACTAACCGCAGGTACAACATTTCCTACTGACCCAGTGGCACTTACTGGTTGTAGTGCCGTGTTTACTGAACCTGTAGCTGTAACCCCAGATAGCGTAACAGTGACTGGCCCAAAACGAATGGGCGTACCAGCAAAGGTTATTTCGGCGTACGAACTTGTACCAAACATGGCTTATCCGTCCGCCGTTAAGTTAAATTAAGCTATATTCAATAACGCTGTACCAGCACCGTTGGTAGGCATAACCAAAGTGAAGTTACCTGCTGTAACAGTTTGCGATCCAAATGTATGAACGCTTACTGCTTTATTAGACTGTGTGCTGTTATAAATTAACACTGCATCAAAAGCTACAGAAAGAGTAACGTTGGTATATACAATAGAAGCTGAAGGCGTCCAGTATGCGGTTGTACCACTTGTTGTTGGAGCAGTTGCATTGGTAACAGTAACACCGCCAGCAGTATAGTTTGTACCGGTAACTTCATTAGTTGAAGAGTACGCTGTTGTACCCGCACCTTGTGAACCCGATGCTAAATATAAAGCAGCTTTAAACGTATCAGCGGCAGTAGTCCCACGAGTAGGCGCTACACCAAAATTGTGTGTTGCAGTAAGAATCTCGCTTTTAAACGAGGTGCACATTGCTTGAGCATTTGCCATGATATTTCCTTTATCCTAAAGATGCGGCGACGGCTTCGCCAGTTAATGTATATTTCTTTAACGTCATATGTACTGAGCGATGAACTAATTCGCCGTCAAGCCAATACTCTGTCCACTCTACTCTTTCATTTTCGTTGTCGTCAACACCTTCTCTTTTCTGGAGCAGGTCTTCATCCATGTCGCCTTTAGTTGTAAATACAGTTCCCATAATATCTCCTAAATAAATCTTAGTAGTGCTGTTGTTGACGAGTTAACCGGCATAGTTACTGTGTTATTAGCGGCGCTAAATGTTTTATCTGAGCCAAAATCTAATACAGCTACTGATTTATTAGATTGGGTTAAGTTATATATCAAAGCTCCACGCGCAGTAAAATTAGCATCAGGCCAAGACACATTATCAAAATTAAGATATACCGTATTAGTATTTGCGTCTATATTAACAGTTGCGCCTGTAAGCACATTACCGCCCGCTGTATAGTTAGTGCCATCGCTTGATACTTCATTAGTTGACGTGTACTCGGTAGTAGTAGGCCCTAATGTAGCAAAGCCATCGTACAGCGCCATATAAAATGTATCCGAAGCGAAGTTCTGCCCACCTAATAGCATCTCGCTTCTGAAACTTAACGTCTGACCTTGTTGCAGTGCCATTATGGGTTAACCTTAATTTTTGCCTGACCATCTCTGTACGCATCGCCACGCTCCAGACCTGTACCCAGACGATTCAACTGAGCAAGAGCTTCTTCGTATCTCTTTTGATAAAACGCCATAATGTCCGCTTCACCTTTTAAGTACGTATACGCTTCTACTAATGTGCCGTACAACAGTGCGGGAGCATAATTGTCCCCAAGCCATGACGTGCCCGTCGGGTTAGTAATAGAGAGAACGTTAACAGAGAAACCAAAACCTGTACCAATACCAGCGGCAGAAACCACGTCGCCGACTTTATAGAAAGCGCCACCATTATTCAACTGCACACTAACAACCGTACCACCAGAAATAACTAGGGTCGCCGTACCACCAACGCCCGCACCGCCTGTTAAAAGAATGTCGTAGTAAACACCGTCTGTATAGCCTGAACCACCAGCCAAATCGCCTACAGAGCCGATACGACCTTGCACAATAGTTTCTGGATAATAGTAGTAATGTAGTTCTATACCGTAATCAACGTCTGGCGTAGGAGCTAACAAAAAACTTAATTCATTTGTAGCTGCGCCAGTAACTACAGTAGGACCAAACAAAGCGTAGTACTTTGGTGTTCCTGTGTCATTAGGGTTTGGGTATGCCTCCCGCATGTAGTTAACATCTTTGTTCAATAAATATGTGTAAGTCTCGTTCTCTGTATCTTTGTTCTCAATTACCGCCATAGAAAACGAAGATAAGTAATCACCCGGACATGACAAATATTTACGACCGGCAAGCACACCGCCTGTTACATTCTTACGTAAAGCCGGGATTTGAACTGTGTTGTATATGCGTTCTTCTGCCTGCTGTACAAACGTAGGTATGCTATTTACGAAGGTGTCTTCGTAGTCCTGTACATACCCAAGAACCGCAGCATTTAACTCAATATAGTCCACAAACTACTCCTTAAGCCATAGGACCACGTGCCATCAAACCTTTAGTCGCAGCACCAGTGCCACGAATTTTTACAGCACCGTTTTTGTTTATCTGTGTAGAAGCAGGGTCACCCATACTTACACGACGAGCAGGCATACCACCGGGGGTAGACTCTTTAGCACTCATAGTATTAGGATCAGTTTTATAACTAATATCCATACCAACAGCTTTGCCCTTCATATTATGCGGGGCAGCATACGTAGCGGCTTGACCCACTTCTTTACCCATTACTTTTTTAGAAAACTTAGCCATGTCTGCTCCTTAACCTGTTTTTTGGTTGTTAGCACGCGCCATATTACGACCAACTTTCATCATCGCCTCAGACGTTACGCCGCCTTTAGCCATTTTTTTGCCGCCTTTGTGTAAACGTTTTTCATGCTTTTTAATTTCTTGATCCGCAATCTTTTTGATCATCGGTCTATCTTGTTTTGCGTCATCATGTTTCATGTCCTGCTCCTAAGAAATTGTTACTGTTCCTACTACGCATTGTACTGCTAAGTTGTTAGGCGTTAAACCTGCATCATTGGCACTTGCTCCACCAATAGGCCACCAGCCCCACTGAAACACCCTACTACCGCCACTTGGGTCACCAAAATCTGTATTAGTAGTTAACTGCAAACCAGAATATCCAGATTGGTAGTAGCTGTTATCTGGACGTGGTTCCCGTACTGCTTGTGGGTCATCGACAGGATACATACCTAACTGTAACTGCGGTTGGTCTGGTTCCCAGCAGGTATTACACACTTTAATCGAAACTTGTTTAGTCTTGATTATTAGGATTTTTAAATCCTTTAGCTTGTACCTAAACCCGCAACGGTCACACTCCGCAATTGAGTGCCTAGCCGAACTAAACCTATTACCCATGATTACGTCACAAACATCTGGCGTGGAACAAAGCGAATAGCTGCCGTATCACGATCTTCACTTGCTGCCCACTCCCATGCCTCGTCATACATCGCTTTTAAACCTACAACACGCTGCGCATCCACTTCAGGTTTTTTAATAGCAATCATATATGCTAAACCTGCCACTAAGCAGTTTAAAAAACGGAATGGAATATCTACTATGTTTGTGCCGGTACCCGCATCGTATATACGCTTCATGCGCCAGTAATGAAACACATAGAACGGTTGTTCAGCAGTTCCTTGATCAGGCGCAGGCCACACATTAATCTGCGGATTTTTTGCGGTTGCATCATTGGAGCCAACCTTCTGTCCTGACTGACGATTAATCCATACCTGAATAGGGCGACCTTGTGTCAGCTTATTAGGTATAGTTGAGTAGGTTGAAACGCTTATGCGTGTAATATTGAGGTCAGTCTGGTTAGGACCTTGTCCGGAAAAAGTGCGAATAACATGTTCAATAAGATCAACGGTATCATTAGGAAGATCATAAGTTGTTTGTCCTTGCACTAAATTGACGGAACCTTGTTCAATCGTCCACAGGTTAATACCTTTGTTAGCCCACTCTGTCAGCAAGAAATTTAAGCTGCGACGAGCAGTTCTAAAATCATAGCCAGAGCGCAACTCTAAGCCACAACGCTCAAACGCTTCCTCAAACACATCATTGAGGTCTGGATTAAAACTAGTTGTCGCTGTTGAATATGCCATTACATGGTTTCCAAAATCTCATAGCTGCGCAACATTGCACGTAGACGTGCAATCTCAGCATCACGCTCTTCTAGTTTTTTAACTAAGCTCGCACTAAGATCGTACGCATCCACCAAAACTTTCATACGCTCGTTATGGTCGTCCATCATCATCTGATACAACCGTTCAGATGCTTCAATCTGTTTCTGATAAAAGTCACTAACCATCAGACCATCCGTCCTTTAGTCTTACCACGCTGCGCTATACCATCACCACGAGAAGAAGCGGAAGATACTTTGCCGCCTTTTTTCATGCCGTATTCTTTTTGATTCTCTTTTGCGCCGCGATAGCTAGATACTGCTTTATTGCCTTCTTCTACAGTGCGACGCTTATAGTATGCGTCGCCATCAATATCTTTAATAGCTTCTTCGCCACTTTTACCCGCCATAACATTTTTTAAAGTTCTAGCAGCAGGAGCTAAAACACCTTCATCTAGCTTTGAAGCAAGGGGGCCTACTTCACCAGCCATATAGTTACCCTGCCCTTTGGCACGAACAACAGCCTCATCAGGGGTATCAGATGAATCATCACGATAGTAAGGAGCACCGGGCTTCGATGCTTTAATATCACGAATTCTTTCTTTAGCAATGCTATCACGCTCACGCATACGCTGAACTTTCATTGCATCATCAGCTTTTTCCTGACGGTCTTTAGTTAGGAATGTGTTTTTTGGATTAGCCATTATCTATACCCCGCTGTTTTCTTTGCAATGCCTTTCGGCTGTTTAACAAACTGTTTACCTGCTGCCTTCCCTGCCCGCTTTGCCTTCGTTGTGGCTGCATACTCGGCGGGGCTTAGTGCTTTTATCGCCTTTTCTGGGAGATACCGCTCTCCTGTTTTTGACGATGGTTTTCCACTTTTGGTTCGCCATTTCTGATCTCCCCAATTTTTCAAAGACTGTTGCGGGGCTTTCATTTCATTTTTTTCAAAGTTTCAGCAAGTCGCGCTCTTTGACCTAACTTACCGGACTTTTTTGCAGCCGCTGCCAACTTTTTCGCTGGGATGGGTTTATCGCCTTTAACTCCCAATGATTTACGCAACGCGCCGGGTTTCTTTATTGCCTTCTGAATCCATTTCTCAGTCACGGTATCCTCCACCTGCTGCTTTATACTTCTTAGCTACCAACTGCGCTTTGCGAGCTGACCACTGACCTGCGCCAGTACCTTGAGTTGCTGCGGCTTTAACCTGAGACACAATCTTCTTACGTAGACCGGGTTTCGTGTAATTACCAGCAGCATTAACTTTGCCACCGTCTTTATACTGCGTGAAGTCGGTGTCGTCCCGACGGGCTTTCTTCTTCCCACCGGGCATTTTGGATGGGTTTATATCACCCATACCACGCGAGGCCATCATTAGCAGTACCCGCCTTTATTCATGCGCTTGTTGCCTGCCATAACAATTTGCTTGCCTTTGGTTTTGCCTTTAACAGCTACACCATCTTTGCTAGGCGCTGCAGTTTTTACTTTACCCATAGAAGTCATACCGCCAGAAGCCATCTTCTTCATTGGTTTACCTGCCGCTGCTGCTTTTTTCTTAGCAATCATTTCCATGAACGGATTTGCTTTAGCCATATCACCACCTCGTTTAAAAGTTTTGCCTTTATCGGCATTTGAAAAATCTTTACCTACTGATTGCGGAACACCTGCTTTTTTGGCAAACGACGGATTGTGCGCCACCGCTTCCATAAAATTGTGCTGCTTTTTAGATACGCTTGGCATTACATCATTTTCCCGCGAGTCTTACCACGCTGGGCGCATCCATCGGCACGAGCAGAGGCAGAAGAAACCGAGCCGCCTTTTTTCATACCGTA